GGAGGTGGAATAAAAGGTTCAGGCTCAGGTTCAGGTGGTGGAGGTAATGTTGTAGTAGTAGTTGTTGGTTGAATGTACTTGAATGATATGTCATCAAGCAAAGACCAATCATTAATTGTAATTGTAAAACTTTCTATAAATGTTTCTAGTGTATCGTATATATTGTAAACAACATCCTCAAACATATTTTCTATATCTGTATTGTCTTGACCCTCTAAAACATTTACTTGTGTTGTTTCATCAGTATGTGTGTATGTAACTGTGCCATCATTATTTAATGCACCAATCCTAAAACCAACTTCGTATATATCTATTTCTAACTCCTCTTCATCTACTGTTGTAGTTTCAGGTAATGTAAATGTGTAGTCGTTACTATCGTTACCATGTTGAAAGTAATGTAGGTTCATGTGAAAGTCTGTCATACCACAGCAAGACCAGTTACCATTACTATGCTTGTCATCTATCTGTATGTTATTCTCTACCTCATTACCTTGACTATTTAGCTCATCTTCAGGTAACTCTATATCTGTAGATTGTTCCCACTCAGGAATAGTTGTAGTAGTTGTGGTCGTTTCAGTAGTTTCTTCTTCTACCTCTTCCTCTAAAGGACCATCAAAAGTTTCTACTTCTTCGACTTCTCCTGGGATAGTAGTAGTAGTAGTATCAGGTACAGTAGTGGTAGTAGTAGTTGTAGTATTATCTGTATCATTTGCTAAAGCTGATAAAGGCACAGCGATAAGTGATAATACTAACCACCATTGCAGCAACCATGTCCGCAGCATTCCATTATTCCTCCTACATTAGGGCGTTGACTAACACCACCAATGCAGACCCTGCTACAAGCCAACCGCTTAGTTCTTGTCTTGAAATTTTTGTGTTTACTTTTTCGTGAAGT